CTATATTATTCTCTGATTCCTGAACCATCACCTTAAAACATTGAGGTATCTGGTCACAGATCCACTTCGCTATATTTTCCGCTGTCGGATTAAACGATAATACCTCATTCAAGTTCTTATGATCTAGTTTCTCCTGGATCATTCGCTTGACATGGGCAAAGTCGACAACCATACCATCTGGATTCAACTGTTTAGACCTGCACCAAACGATTACGATCCAGTTATGCCCATGCAAGTTCTCACACTTACTCGCATAAGAGAGACTCAGACGATGAGACGCCGATATCTCTAGACGCTTCCTTACTGTATACATACGATTTTTATCGATAAAGAGTTAATACCTGTCTTATCTCTTCCTCCTCCCGTTTCCGGCCATACTCGCCAGATTCGATCAAAGGAAGTATTTCATGTTTTATATAAGATATATTCCAGCCGATTACATCCATGGAAAACGGATATCCATTCAACGCAAAAGCAATAAATTTACGGAAGCACGGTTTACAGTTCCAACATTCGTGCCCATCAACAGGAGCATAACAACTGAACGATGAACTAAACGCTTCACTAATATTACCTCCTTGAGCTATATATTGCTTCAACAACTCAGTCTTGGTATATGCTTTATAGTCCAAGTTTATCTTGATCGTTCGTTTCTCGGTCCAATGTTGTTTTTGGTAGAGATAGCCGAGTAAGTCCTCATACAACTCGGCAAATACAGGCGATTTATCAAGAACACGGTCACCGGCTGTCGCTCCCAAACAGATTTCATCGCCATAGTTCGTCGCAATACCGATCAAATACATATTCCTTAGAGGGATAATCTTATCTTCACGTTCCCACTTTGATAAATCCAATCTCTCAATGATGGTATCATCCGGAAGACGCTTCATTTCCTCTTTTGAATAACGGGTATTCATATCGACATAAAGCCTTATATCCGGTTTCCAGAGTTTGTCTATCAACCAACTATCCATACCTCCTGAATACAGAAGGACTTTCTTGTTATAAGTATCGTTCCGCATACCTTTGAAATTTTATCCACTCATTAAAATTGTGTCTATTCGATAAATCATGATTCTTAGCCCTCATCCCTTGGGGAGGATTACGATATATCATTTGCTTGCCATTGAAGAAATAAATCTGCCCAAATCTGGAACCGGACAACCAAGTCGTACTATCAACGCTATCAAACTTCAAAAAAGGAAGAAATATCGTATCTGTAAATCCAAGCCCATGAATACGGGTACCGACAGAGTGAGCTTGATCGATAAACCATTTTAATATCATGGGATTACCTCTTATCCGCCTACCCTCTTCCATCGCAGAGGTCGTACCGATCGCAACATAGGGATAATCTTCACACATCCGAATAAAATAATCCTTCCCCCGGCTTGCATGCCAAACAGGAATAGGCCGCCGCCCTGTACGATCTTCCAAATATTTACGGTAATACTCGACCTTCTCCAGCCCTACAACAACATCTATATCCAGCTCAAAGAAGCGTTGAATGTTATTTTTCAGAACAAAGTCAGCATATTTCTTGACATAGCCATCCCAATCAAAACTGTTATTCTTTCCGGAAAAGGCTGAAAACGCACCGCTATCAAGAATATGTTTCTCTTGACAGACATAACCTCCATAATGTCCCGATTTATGCTCCCAAAAAGAACTTAAGAGATAGATATCTTTCGTGTCAAGGTTCCATCGTTTGGCACAAGGTTTATAACCGGCAAGATATAAGATCATAGCTCTATTTCCTTTCCGCAATGAGGGCAAACCATCGTCTTTCTCTTATTCTCTACTTTATCTGCTCCCTCAAAAAAACGATCCACATCCGTCGGCATATCATCAAATGGAAGCTCCAACTCCCAATCACCAAGTTCGTCAATACTGAAATCTTCAACTACGGCTGCAAAATCGAACATAGAAGTGTCCGATGTATGGTTATCAGCCAAAGCCAAAAGCTTTCTTTTTTCATCTTCTGTAGACAAATCCGTTCTCCTGATCGCTATCAGTTCATTCCCGTCAGACTCTACAACCCGAACCTTTAACCCAAGTTCCAAAGCCTGCTCATAAACGCCATTTCCGGCAATAATAACATCGTTCTTATCCAATAGAATAGAACGACCCGTTCCGCAGTCCTCCAGGCTCTTTTTAATAAGCCGTTTATTCTTATCTGTGTGGATGCGATAATTCCGAGGGTCATACTTCAATTCTGTCATAACTTTTATTCTAAAATATAACAGGGGTAATCAATTAACACAAATACAGTTGCAATTCCCGGATAGCCTGTTCCACGCTCCGAACAATCACATACTTACTACCTGCCATTTCAACTTGGCGTTGGTATTCTTTTTGATCGGGAGATTGTTTTCCCGTCGATGTCTTGAACTCCAAACAAAGGGAAGCATACCCCTTTTTCGGTATCTGAAGGATCACATCAGCTACACCTCGTTTAACGCCTTGGCGCTTCATATTAGCCGCTTCTATTTTATGCCGGCTACCACCGTTCGGGACTGCAAAAAGGAGCCGATCCGGTAGGTTCGGGAAGAATAAAGGAACCTTATTGAAAAACTCCGACTGAATCCGAGCTTCTTCGTTGTCATGATGCTGTTTTGATTTAGGAGGGATCTTTTTATCAGAATAGCAGTTATAACAGATATGGCCTTCTTCTGTTTTGATCACAGAAACCGTTTCTCGGCCACAGGCTATACATTTTTGCGTTTTCATATCTTAGTTTCATATAAGATATAAAGGGCATGAAGAAAGTCCTCAAGATCACCAAGGACTTTTTTACGAGATTTGAGCTATTTACCCCTTCAATTATTATATATTTGTATTCTATTAATATTAAATCATTTCTTATGAAAGCAAAATATTTACTTGCAATTTTCATTATTGCTATGGGACTTAGTTTCTCATCTTGTGCAACACATGTTCATGTGAAATCCAAACCAAACAAGGTTAAGACTATTCCACCAGGACAAGCTAAAAAGATCACAGGTGAAAAATCCGCTAAGCGACACGCCCCAGGACATAACAAATAATCTTTTGTGGAGCTATCTGTTGTTTTTAGATAGCTCCTTTCTTTTTAGTTATTAGTTAATCCGATTGCCTAATTTCAAAATAAAAACTTTATAATCTGGCGCACCCCATTCCGAACGACCTTTGCCAATAGAAATGCTATTCAATTTGAATAACATAGTTCGTTTTGTATATCCGTAACGAAAACGAACAGCATCATAAAGCTTAAAGGAAGGCTTACAACAATATTTACACTTTTCGGGAATATAGATTCTGCAATCCGTGTTTTTATCATAGCAAACATAAAATCTTTTAGCCCAATAGCTATTATGTTCTCGATACTCCTCTTTTTTCTCACCGGATTCTATCATATCATACCATATAGCCTTTAATGGTAAATCAAGTATATTCATTTCTTTTTAATTTTTAATCAATTATCAAAATCTCTCTATACGAGATGTATATCTCCTGTGATACCGTATTTTCATCATGACACCAACACAACTTTACGCATTTCCATATCTCAGCTATTTTTATTATTGAAATATTCCTAACTCTTTTTTCATTCTATTTTCAGCCAACCGCACATAGTCTTTGTTTATCTCAAATCCTATATAATTGCGGTTCAATTTCCGGGAAACGATTGCCGTTGTACCGGAACCCATAAAAGGGTCAAGAACAACGCCATCTTCCGGGCATCCTGCTTTTATACAGTCAACAATGAGAGCTGGGGGAAACACTGCAAAATGAGCATCATGGAAGGCCGATGTACTCACTACCCAGACAGAACGTTTATTTGCTTTGTCCGTATATTCATACTCACGATTCGTACTGGCTCGATACATGGGGTCATCTTCCGTCATATCAGAAAAATTTCTTTTGCGGCCACCAATAACGGCTTTCATATTTCCGTTAGCTTTCAGAGTACGAGAGGATCCTACCTGGTTATCGACATCTTGCCTTATTCTACGCATTGTAGACTCTCTTGCCGGAACTTTTATCGCATCTGCATCAAAGTAGTACAACCGGGATTTACTCAATAGGAAGATATATTCGTGAGATTTAGTACAACGGTCCCTAACACTCTCCGGCATCGGATTAGGTTTGCTCCAAATAATATCTTGACGCAAATACCAACCATCAGCCCTAAGAGCAAAGGCCAGCATCCAAGGAATACCTATCAAATCTTTAGGTTTGCAGTTTGTGCATTGTTTTACCAACGTTGCCTTACCAAGTGTCCCCCGGTTCGTACCTTGCTTATAATTCATTGCATTGTCCGGAAACTGTGCAGCACCTTTCATGGAACCGGCATAGCTATCACCAATATTCACCCACAGAGTACCATCATTCGTTAACACCCGCCGAACTTCCCGGAACACTTCAACCAACTTCCCAATATATTCTTCCGGTGTAGCTTCAAGCCCTATCTGTTCATCATTTCCATAATCACGCAAACCGTAATATGGAGGTGATGTAATACAACAGTTTACGCTATTTTCCGGTAGACATTTTAGTCCTAATCGACATTCCGAGTTATATATTACATTTACATCCATTATGCTCAGTTCTTCTTAGTTATGATTCAGATAAATATTTTATCAAACTCTCTTTGTCTTTAAAAAGTCTTTTATCCCATTTAGGATAATTGTTTCTGGGTACACTAAGTCCATCTGACAGCTTATAAACCATAAGGAAAATATCATCAGCATAGGATATTTCGATGATTATTTTGCTTATAGTTGAATGAACAATGCAATCCCCGCTTAGATAGCATACGCTATCTCCTACGTTAAACTCAGTATCTATATTCATACCTTTATAGAAAAAACTTTCATGTATTCGCAATCCTCATCACATACCCCAGACCTTAACGCACAATGGGGAATATTGGAGCCAAACTTATACTCGAAGTTATAACATAGCTTCTTATACGCCTCTCGTTTGGCTTTCTCTCTGTCAACAGCTAATAAACCAATGTTCATTTGTTTTCTCCTTTCATCAATTGTTCAATAGTAATAGGAATTACACGAGAAACAGCATAATAAGCATTATTCGTCAATTGGCGTTGCCATGCCGAAAAACGGGGTGACCAACGAAAACCGTTATGTTTGAGATTTGAAATAACGTCCGGTTGCGGCTTTGTGTCAAAAACTATCTGCACCCTGTTCTCGGAATAGTTTTTGATTACCCGGCCACCATCAAAAAGTATTTCCACATCTTTTTGGTTCTCTTTTTCTGCCTGTTTTGATATAGATTGATTTGCAAGTTCAGCGAGTTTCCAGAATTTATGGCGATTGGTAAAAATTGGTTTAACTCGACTTTCGTTTAAGGATCTGACATATTCAATCGCTTTGTTCATCAAATCGACCTTTCCGTTTCTTGCAATCGTTTCCAGCTTATTATATAAATTGGTTGGTAAAAAATGCTCATCGATCATTCTCTTTACACGCATCCACTCTTCCTCCGCTTTCTGATCTTCCGGTTTTGCCTCCTCTATCCTTCGAGCTATCGACTTGAGCGCTTTTTCTCTCCACGCTCTAAATTCATTGACAGCATTGTCATAGTAATTATTCATCTTCTCATTTCGTCTTGACGGAAAACGGGCTGGCCCTGTTATCATGGCGCTCATTATACGAGAATGCTTATTGAACAATATTTGAACCCATTCTTTGTACTTAGCTATATATCGCTCTCTTTCTTTTTCCGGCATTGTTTTTATATCATCATTGAGCTCTTCTTCGTACATGCGTATGTGATACGATCCACGTTCCTCCGGACTGAAACTTGTAGCATAAAAAGCATCGCAAGCGCATTTCCAAAACTCCTCAAGGTTTACCTCATATTTCCACTCTACAACCGACCAAAGACCTAAGTCTTTGTCATTAATAACAACCGCCTCATTATCGGAAATACGGACTGCAGTATGCACATAGTCGCAACGCATTAAATTATCACTCAACTTTTTACCTCTCCAGTTAAAAAGCCATTCACCCTGTTCTGGTTTCGCTATATTCACCACTTTTAATGCACGGTGACAGTTCTTTTTTGACAGCAGAATCTGTTCGACATTGCCTGCCAGTATTTTATTTTCTTGCATTATAGTTCCTTGTTTTTTAATATTTACACCTTGTATTTACGTTCAAAATCATACTTTTTGAAATCATGTTCGGCTGCCTCTAATAAGGAAGAAGTTCGCTCACCTCGTGAATCCTTAAACCGCTCTGCCTCTTGGATACTCGTATCGCTGGCCGTTGTCATTCGGTCATTGGTATATTGATTTAACCACTCAAAGATGACCTGCCCGTCGATCCGGTCAAAGACCTTACCGTAATACCCTTTCTTCGCCCGAGTAAAACATAGCTTGAAATCATCTGGCTTCAGAAAATAAAACTCCTCAATAATCAAGTCTGCCGTAGACGCAACCTGAACGGCTCCCATCGTTTTGCCGACATTGAAAAAGTCTAACAGATCATTCAACACTTTAACCATGAATGCACGCAAATGCTGCTCTCCGAACTTTTTATTTATCACGGCGATAGAACACGAAGGACTATCGAACACATCATTTACTGTTTTCGGATGCAGACTGTTGTAATATGGCATCGGCAAGGTTCCCAAGATGCTCACGCTCGCGTCTTTTGTTCTCGGCATCAGTTCCGGAGGAAGCACGCCGGTTGTCGGGTCTATGCTGGCCAAAAGCTGTATTGCTTGTTGTTTGTCCATTTTTCTTTGCTATTGCTTGTGATACAATTTCATTAAATTTTGAATTAATATTCGTCACACTAAAGTTTTCCAGTATCCATCCGTCAGTGATTGAATCCAACAAGTACTTCAAAGCGTTTAATACGCCTTGATCGTCAGTCGGTAAACTCTTCTTCTCCCGTTGAAATTTCAATTTCTTGAGCAAAGAAGACATATTTCCCGCATCTTTTGCGCTCCAATAATAGCTGGACGAAAAAATAGCCTGATAGTGTTCCTCAAAAAGTTTCCTTGCTTCCGAGTTCAACGGATTAGGACGCTTTTTTGGTTTGGATGGTGGTTTGTCCGATTGTGCATCCAGTTCCGCCTCTCGTTTCTTCAACTCTTCTTCCAAAGCACACAAAGCCTTTTCCTTTTCCAAAAGCTCTTTTTCTTTTGCTTTGTCAACCCCCTTAGGGGGTGTGGGGGGTATATTATCTAAGTCTATAGTCTTATATTCTTTAGTCTTATATAATATGCTTGGGTCTTTGCTAAGATTTTTACTTAAGTCTTTGCTAAACCTTTTGCTAAAGGTTTTACTAAACTGTTTACTTAAATCATTTAAGTAATAAACGGGAGATTTTTCATTCCTTTTTCCTGACTCAAACATCAATAAACCTTTGCTCTGTAATCTATTCCTGCAATCGATTAAGGTAGGTTCAGATATACCGATCGATAGGATGATTCTCCTGTTGGGACATTCAAACGGATTTTCCCAACCCCGAATATTGCACTCACTTAACAAGAAGAAGTATAAGTACGCCTCGTTCGAGGAAAATTTGACGTTCTGCGATGTCTTCCAAAAAAGGTTTATGTAATCTATATAGGTCATATTATATTTATGCAATCATTTTCTGACGGATCAGGTTCATATTCTTTTTTACCAGTTTTACTATCTGGTCGTGATACTTGCTTACCCCATTGCAGACGGATCGGGATTGGACGATATTCAGCGTCTTCAAATTCACCTCTATCGTCTCGATACGTTTG